AGAAGGGATTGGACGGAAAAGATGGCAAGGATGGCCCTCCGGGCGAGAAGGGAGAGAACGGAAAGAGCGTTTCCCTCGAGGAAGTAAAATCCGTTTTCGAAGGGGAAATAGCAAAGTGGGCGCTGGCATTCGAAAGACGCGCTCAGGATGTTCTGCAAAAGGCGATCGATCGGATTCCCCAACCCATCCCAGGAAAAGACGGGAGCAACGGCCTTAATGGTAAGGACGGCATAGGCTTCGACGACCTGAATCTGATTCAAACCGATGAGCGCAGCCTAGTTTTTAGGTTTCAGAGGGACGGGAAAACAAAAGAATTTCCCCTGACCTTCCCCGTCTTGATTGACAGGGGAGTTTTCAAGCCCGAATCGGTTTACCTGAAAGGCGACGGCGTAACCTACGCCGGTAGCTTCTGGATCAGCCAGAAGGATCAACCCGGATCGAAACCCGGCGAGGATGCAAACTGGAGGCTGGCGGTTAAACGCGGCCGTGACGCCAAGAGTGATCTATGACGCAACTGGTGACCAAGAAAGAGGCGATGGATTTCCTCCGTTATGACGAGGAACCGCCGGAGCTTGATCTCATCATTTTGGCGGCGTCGGCGGCGGTGCTGAATTATTTGGGCGAAGATGCCATCTTCTTATATGGCGGAAGCGACAGCGACGATTCTATCGACGTTCCTCCGGAAGTAAAGGCGGCCTGTCTACTTTGGATGGGGGAAATGGATCAAAACCGCGAAGGGGCAAAAACTGATCCAATTGACCCGAAATTCAGCTATGCCCAGCCGCCCCCGGCCGTCGTTAGTCTGCTGGCGCCCTTGCGCTGCCCGAGAATGGCCTAAAGGTTAAAGGGAAATCAATGCAGGACAATAAGCGAGCCTACCGGATTAAGGCCCCGGCATACCGGCACCATTCAGCCGGAGTGCGGACCCTCTATCGCCTGGCCACGCTCCTGCGCGAGCAGGGTTTTGAGGCGACGGTCAACGACAAGCCGCAGAAAGGAGATTACGTGGCGGTCTATCCCGAGACGACCAGGGATATCAATCCTTTCGGGGCGCGGCACTGGGTTCGATACTGCCTGCACCGGCCGGGCGTCGTCGGCGGCCCGAGCTCTTTTCCAAAGGGAACCGTTAAATTCTGGTACGACTATATCTTTCGGGGAACGAATTTGCAGGATCGCTTGATGACGATACCCACCATCGAGCTCGATCTATTCAACCTCGATGGGGGCGGAATCCGGGATACCACGTCAACCTGGATCGGAAGAGCCGACCGGAAGGGGTACATGCCGCCGGGCAAGCCCATAGGCGAAACAATCATCACCCACGAATGGCCACCAACCCGAAAAGAGGTGGCCGGCCTGCTTAAAAGAAGCAGGGTTTTCTATTCCTATGAGCCCTTTTCAGCGTTCAACGTAGAAGCGCCCCTGTGCGGATGTCCCGTGATCATCATGACGGACATGTCCAAATATCCGATCCCCCGCAAAGAATTCGACGACGTAGGATGGCGTCCCCCCGGCGTGGGGTGGGGGCCGGAGGAAATAGACAGGGCCACGAAAACCATTCCGGCCGTTCTTCCTGGTCTCCTTCAGGCGGAAGAGGACATGAAGGGTCAGCTGCAGGCCTTCATCGAGATCACGCAAAACATGTGAAGGGCATTGATGCGAACGAGGGAACAGATTGGGTGGGACCTCATACGGGCACTCAAGAAAAAGTGGGGCAACGAGGGGCGGATTGTCTGCGGACATCGGAGCGACATCAAACCGGCCCATTCGTCCGAAGTGGCCGATCTTCTGGCGCGGATTCCAGCGCCAAGGATAGGGAATTTTAACCGCATGGCAGCCGAAGAAGCCTGGAAGCGGATGGAAAGACGGTCGGCCGCGGCCGAATATTTGGGCGTGGATTCCAGCTTCATGACTAAGAATTTTGGGAAGAGAGATGCGGATGGGAAATGAACCCGGGATAAACGTATGCATCCCTTTCGATCCGGAGGCCAACCTGGGGCGGGAATATAACCGCCTCATGGAGCAATCGCGGAGGGAATGGGTCCTCTTCCTGGATCACGACGTGCTGATGCTCAATCCCCACTGGCACCATCTCTGCCAGGAGGCCATCCGAAAGTATCCGGAGGCTGGTATTTTCACGGCCTTCACCGGGAACCACGGCTCGGGCGTCCAGCGGTTGAAGTGGAGCCCGGAAGTCCGAGTTTCGGTACTCGAGCACAAAAGAGCCGCGCTGCAGCTGTGGCGCAAAAAGGCTTATTCGGTGACCGATATCAGCGAACACCCGATTTCCGGTTTTTTTCTTCTGACCTCGAAAGGCGCGTGGACAAAGGCCGGAGGCTTTTCCCGGGATGGTCTGTTCGGCGTTGACCGAAACTACCAGCGCAGGGTCACTGGAGCGGGGCTCCGGGTCTACCGGATTGATGGAATTTACGCGTTGCACATTCGGGACCGCATCGAGGGATCCTGGATCGACGGCCTGAAAACTTCCAAGGAGCTGTGGGCGGAATACAATGACCGGCAAAGAGTTGCCCAGTAAAATCGACGTCGTATACCCGCTGGTGGCAATGGCCAAGGGGCCGGATGACCTCGAGCTGCGATATTCCCTCCGCTCTCTCGACCGGCAGCCATGGGTAGGTGACGTCTACATCATCGGGCATAGGCCCCCCTGGCTGAAGAACGCCCATTATATTCCCCTGGCCGATCAATGGCCCATTACTTTTAAGGACAAGAACATCATCAAAAAAATGCTCTGCGCCTGCGGGGATCCACGGATCAGTGATCCCTTCATCGCCAACAGTGACGACCAATACTGGCTGAAACCTACCAGTCCGGAAGAAATGCGGATCCCGCCCCGGGAATTTCCCGCCCAGATGGACCGGGACAGATTTGGCCGGGTATACAGGAATGGATGGGTTAAGCGGCAGGCCATGACGGTCGAGTTCCTCAAGAAAAACCAGAAATCCGAAATCCGATTCGATGGCCACGTCCCCTACCTTATCGATAAAGCGGAGTACATCCGCACGATGAACCAGATCCCCTGGGAGATGGGCGAGGGGTTTTTGATCGTCATCTATCACGGATGGAATTTTCACACGGACAACGGCTTCAAGATCGAAGACCGCGACGGCGTCCTGGTGCGGGTCAAAGAGGATTTGAAGCCGGATGAGATCGAGGCCAGGACGGGAAAGGCTCTCTTCTTGAATCACACCAACAAGGGGCTTTCCATCGGGATGAGGGAATTCCTACAGACGCGGTTTCCCGATCCGTCGAGGTGGGAGTGAAAAAAACAGAAAGAGGGTTCGACCTTGTTGAGTTCAAAGATTTTGATGAAGTCAAGTGCAGTTTACAAAAGAGCAGTCTAGCGACCGAAGATGCAATTTGGTTCGGGTGTAGCAAGGGAAATCCGAAGGTGCTGATTCCTGGGGAGGGTTGGAAACCCATCGATCTGCCCACCGGGGATGTCGTGATGAATACTAGAATGCACTTGACCAGAAATATGGCGAAGAAGCTGCTTCCCTATTTGCAAACATTCGTGGAGACGGGAGAGCTAAGACGAGGTTCAAGGTACAAGGTTCGAGGGTGAGGAAGTAAAGTGCAAGCAGGAAAACTAAGGCGCAAGATCGTAATCCAGGAAAACCAGTATCCCCTGGACGAGCTGGGGAAGGCGCAGCGGGATGTCTACGGCGCCCCGATCGACAACTGGGTGGATGTTTGGACCTGCAGGGCCAGCGTCGAGCCCCTATCGGGAAGAGAATATTTCGCCGCCGCACAGGTCCAGGCTCAGCAGGTAACTCGCTTCCGGATCCGGTATGCGCGATTCCAAATCTGGCCGGGGATGCGGGTTAAATATCATGACCTGGTCCTGAAAGCGGACCGCTATTTCGATATCAACGCGGTCATCGATCAGAACGAGATGCACGTGGAGGTTTTTATCATGGCGACGGAGCAGATCAAACCCATCGCACTGGGGGCGGGCGGCTCGAGCTCTGCATCGGAATCTGGCGGTTCTTCCCCCAGTGACGGTTCGGATGGAGAGTCCGATGGCCCATCTAATCCGTTCCTCCCGACGGACGTGGCTGGCTGTAAACTTTGGCTTCGATCGGATCTGAAAGTTACAAAAGACGGATCAAATTTGGTTTCCCTTTGGGCGGATCAGAGCGGAAACGGTTACGACGCAACGCCAAGTTCTATATCTCCGGTTTGCCAACCCAATATTTTAAATGGACACCCGGCAATATATTTGGCGGATGCTGATCATGACCTCGAATGTTATGGCTACGGACCTGCCCTGTCGGGGCCCTTTACTTGGTTTGTTGTTTTCAACGGGGCCATGGGCTCTCCGGGAGGGTGTCCTTTTGGTGCGACGAGCGATTCTACAAGCGCAATGTTCACCACCAGAATAAATCACACTTCTCACTCTTTGATGATCCAAATAGTGGACGATGAAGGCAACGAAGTCGATCCGGCGGATCCGTCCACGGACTACGTGAATCAAGACGTAATCCTGTCTTACGTAAGAAGCGCGACTGCGTTTTCAGCCTATCGAAATGGGGTCCTGAGAATTAATAATGCAGATCTTAGTTCTCTGGGCGTTTGTACTTTCGACCAGGTCGCCATAGGTGTGGACCCCGGATATAGTTTTCTGTTGATCGGGCGTATTTTTGAAATCATCGCCTATGATTCGGCTCTAGGAACGACAGACAGGCAGGCCGTGGAAGCCTATCTGGTGGAACGGTACGCGCTCTAAATCGGATTTTCCAATATGAACGATTATCTCACCTTCGAAGTCAAAGGTCTCAAAGAAATGGGCAATGAGCTGGCGCAGCTGCCCGGGAAGATCGCCCGGCGCGCCCTGGCTGCCGCGGTCAGGGAAGGTGCGAACGTCGTCCGGACGGATGCGAGGGCCCGGGCACCGGTGGGAACCAAGACGTACAAGGATTACCGGGGAAAGATGCACCACCCGGGGCTGTTGAAAAAAAGCGGTGTCGCGACCCGAAAACTCAGATCCCCCGACTGGCAGACCACCGCACTCTTCGGGGTGGGGTTCAGCAAGCTCGGATTTTACGGAAGATTCTACGAGCAGGGAAAAAATAGGCAGCACCATCAAGCGCCAATGCCCTTTGTGGTTCCATCATTCGAAGCCGCGGTGGACCGGGTCATCGAGGCGATAAAGGCCCGGCTCGGGCTGGAGATCAGGGTGATTATCTCGGAG